GAAAGAATACACGGAAGTCCTACCTGATGAGTTAACCGATGCACTTTTAAGAGGTACTTTGTTTGGTTACTCTCCAAGCAAAGTCGTTAGAATGATGCGAGACAGATTCCAAAAAGTTTCCGAAAGAGATTTACATAGACTAGTTATCACTGAGATGGGGCATACTGCAGAAGAAGCTACAGCTCAGTTTTATAAAGACAGTGATATTGAACAGTATCAGTATTTAGCAACATTAGAAAGTCATACTTGTGACCAATGCGCCCACTTAGATGAGCGCATTTTTAATGTCAAAGATAAAAGAGAAGGAATTAATTATCCGTTAATTCATCCCTATTGTAGATGTACCACAGTTCCATATGACAAAAACTTGCCAGATATTGAAACACGTTGGAGTCGTGATCCTGAAACTGGTAAAGGGCATTATGTATATCGCAATGCGTTGAGCTATAGAGACTGGAAAAAGATTAGTAATGTTAAAATTCTTAGTCTAAATATGTTGCCTAGTCTTAATGCTCCAAGAAAGAACAAATTTGTACCCAAGACTTTGAAACATATTCATGATGTTAGTATTTCTGATTACATTGAGCAAAGATGGGCAGAAAGGCCAACATCAATGCCGCCAACTGCTGAAACAAGAAAAGCAGTAAAAGATAATATTACAAAGCAACTGAATAAAATAGCAGAACTTAGTTCATTACCAACTGTTGATGTTCGAATGAGAGTTAAAGCTGAAAATTTAGAGAGTGTTTTAAATAATGGATTTAAAAATCAATTTGAAACTAATACTAGTGGTGGAACGCTAAATACTTCATATAGAAAAGAAGCTACTGAGAAATTATTTAATATCCCTAAAAAAGACGTTGATAAATTCAAACCATCAGACTTTGAAAAGTATGGTTATCTATGGGATCACAGAGAAAATGAGCCAATAGACAACGCATTAAACCAATACGGTGATGTTATTATAGTTTTTAAAAAGGACATCAAAACTAAAACTACTTACTTTCATGGAGATAGCTTAGGTATTAAAGGGTCATTAAATCAAAGCTTAAACAGGACAGCAAAAATAGGTGAGCCTAACCCTTCATATCTAAGAAACTTGTGGCGTTTTGATGCTGACGATGGTTCTAGAATGAAGCAAAAAGTTTGGAATGATCCATCACGCAAGTTGAGTAAGGATTATACTAGTATTAACCAGTTCATTAAAAATAAAGCTAAGGATTATACCGAAGCTCAAATACATGGTAAATTAACAGTAGATAGCATTGACTATCTTGAAATACCAAAAGACAAGTTAACTAATTCACTAGTGAAGAAATTGAAAGAATCAAATATAAAATATAAAGTACGAGGTGACAGCAATGATTAAGGTTTTAGCTAAAAATAAAGAACAATATATCATTGCAATTGATTACCGTTTATATTTCGTAGACAAAAACAATAACGTATATTCAATTAGTTCAATAAAATCTAGCCTTAGACTTGATAATTTTAAATATGGAGATTTTACTAGTGAATATTCTGAAGAAAAACTTCAAAGTATTAGAATTAAAACTAAAAAGTTTGATCCTGAATTTGATCAATATAAAAAAGATGTTATGGAAGATGGCAATATGACTGAAGACCAGTTTAACTTATTCGTAAAAAAAGGTTATGAACAGGATTTAGCCAGCTTTAATGAAATATGTGGTAAAGAAATATTCCATAATATGAAAGTTGACAGTGCTTGGGTTAATAAGTATTTAGATTATTTGTAGGATTTAAAAATTGATAATTGATTAGAGAAATATTGCTTATTACAGTATTTCTCTTTTATTTTGTCCTGAGTAAGACATTAAACTACTCTTTTTGTATGCCCTTATGAGAGGCGAACTCGTATAAAACGTGTGAAAGGATAGAACAATGAAAAGAAAACAATTAGAAGAGCTTGGATTACAAGAAGAGCAGATTAAAAAGATCATGGATTTAAACGGCGAAGACATTCAAAATGCTAAGGATAAAGCAAGTGCTAGCAATGCTGAAATCTTAGAAGAGAATGAAGCTCTTAAGTCCCAGATGAGTGAAAGAGATAAGGATTTAAAGAAGTTGCGCTCTCAAGTCAAAGATAATGAAGACTTGACTAAGCAATTTAATGATTTAAAGAGTAAGTATGACAAGGATACGGCTGACCTTACTCAAAAACTTGCTACTAATCGTTTAAATAGTGCAATTGACCAATCATTAAGCAAAGCTAACGCTCGTAATAATAAGGCTGTTAAAGGTCTTTTGAACATGGACGAAATTAAGCTTGGTGATGATGGTAATTTAACTGGTTTAGACGATCAAATTAAATCTTTGCAGAAATCTGATGGTTATTTATTTGATGAAGGTAGTAAACAAGATTACCAACCAAATAATGGAAAACCCGCTAACGCTGATCCAGTCCAAGCAATGGTTGATATATTTAAAGGAGACAAATAATGGCAATTAATTACGCTGATAAATATCAAAAAGCAGTTATTGATGGTTTTTATCCAGACGTTTTATATTCAAGCGCTTTGTGGCAATCACCATCTAACAAAACAATTAATTTTTTAGATGCAAAACATATTAAAGTTCCACGATTATCAATTTTATCTGGACGTCAAGACCGTGAAAGACGTACTATTACGCAACCAGCAGCCAACTACTCATTAGATTATGATGTTTATGAATTAACCAATGAACGTTACTGGAGTACGCTAGTTGATCCATCAGACATTGATGAAAGTAATCAACTGCTATCAATCGCTAACATTACTAGACAATACAACTTAGATAGTAAAATGCCTGAAAAGGATAGAGAAATGTTTTCTAAGTTGTTCAGTCAACGTCAAGCAGTTAATACTTCCGAGGGATTAGATGAAAATGCTGGTATCCATTCAGAAAGTTTAGACGCAAAAAACGTTTTACACGCTTATGATCAAATGATGCGTAACTTTGACCGTGCAAGAATTCCAGCCCAAGGACGTATCTTGTACGTTGATACTGGCACTTATTACATGCTTAAGGACGCAGAAGCAATTAATAGAACAATTATCGTAAGTGATGCACAAAATATTAACCGTTCTGTACGTTCACTTGATGAAGTTACTATTGTTCCTGTGCCAGAAGATTTGTTCCAAACTAAGTTTGATTTCACTAATGGTTCTAAAACTGTTGATGATGCTAAGCAGATTAAGATGATGCTTATTTTCAACGGTGTTCAAATTTCTCCTGAAAAGTATGATTTCGTTGGATTAGATGCGCCAGCTGCTGCAAATTCTGGAAACTGGCTATACTACGAACAAAGTTATGATGATGTTCTTTTACTTAAGCCTAAATTTAAGGGAATTGAGTTCTTTGTTGCTGAAAAGGACGCAGATGGTAATTCTAATCCTGCTGAACGTAAGCAAACAAAAGAAGATGCTAAACCTGACGAAAATAATACTGTAGATGAAATCAAGGCTTACTTAGATAAGGCTGGCATTGATTACGCTGGTAAGACTAAGAAAGACGAGTTATTAGCTTTAGTGAAGTAGGTGGTTAGATGGATAAATACCCACGATTTGAAGAGGTTAAAAAACATTTAGCTGATTTTCTGCCTAATACTGATAACATGCCCAACTATGATAGCGTATTGGAATTTACGCTAGAGAAAGTTATTTCTGATGTTTCAATTTACACGAATATTCCAATCTTAGAGCTACCAGAAGAGCTTGAACCAACTATTTTAGGTTTGGCAGTGCAAACTATTGACACTCATCAATGGCTAGTACCTAAAGACCAGCAAGTTGGCAATATTCAGTCATTATCAGAGGGTGATACATCAGTTTCTTTTAGATCTCCAAGTGATATTTATTCAGCATTGCAGGCTACTAACACAATCACTGATAACTATGTGATGCTTTTAAACAATTTTAGAAGGTTGGCCCAATGAGTTACTTTAACGGCTTAAAAAATGCACTTCCTAAGCTATGGAATGATCGAGTTAAAATTGTGGGTACTCAGCCAACCAAACATGGCTACATCACTAATAACGAAGATGTGACTATTGTTGAAGATGAACCAGCTAAGGTTGTCCTAAAAGGACAATCAGCAAGTGAACAATCTTTCTTTGGGACTGATGAGTATGATGCAAAATTAATTATTCGAAATGGCATTAAAATACCTGCTGGAGCGGATATTTACGTGACTGATGGAAATGGTCAAGAAACTAAGTATAAACGTGCCAGCAAAGGATATAGTGGTTATTTTAGCCATCAGGAAGTAGCAATGGTTAGGAGTGAAAAAGCATGAGTTTAGGACATGTTGACGATGCTCAATTTCAGCAATTTGCTAGCAGAGTGAGACAGAAGATTGACAGTGGCTATGTGAAACAGGAGCTTGGAAAGAGTTCTAAGCGTATTGGTACTCAGTCATTGCGAATTCTAAAAGCAAATACTCCTGTAAAGCAAGGTAACCTCCGCAGATCATGGACGACAGAAGGACCGAGCTATGGTGGCGGTGGTTGGACGATCAAATTAATTAACAATGCTGAATATGCTTCTTGTGTTGAAAGTGGTCATAGGCAGACACCAGGTAGATATGTACCAGTACTTAAAAAGTGTTTGGTTAGAGATTGGGTGCCTGGCCAGTGGTACATGAAAAAATCTATTCCACAGATCCAAAGGCAATTGCCACAATTGGTAACAGAGGGACTGTGGAGTTTAAAGGACTTGTTTGAATGACAATAGTTGAAAGAATAGCCAAACGAATATCAGAGATATTCCCTGATGTGACAATTTATTCAGAAAGACAAAAAAGCGGATTTGAAGTGCCGTCATTCTACATCAGTAAGATAATGACGATTACTAAGAACCGCTTTTTTGATATTCAAGATAGGCACTTGTCTTACTCAATAACCTATTTTGCTAATCCAGATCAACCTAACGCTGATATGGAAGAAGTAGAGCAAAAATTACTGAATAATTTCACTAGATTAGATGATTATGCAACTGTTCGAAACCGTGAAACCACTGTTAATCAAGAAGATGAAACTCTAGTAATGAGTTTTGATTTGAGGTTAGAGATGTATCCAGTTGAAGACGGTGGAAAGCTAGAAAGGATTGAAGTTAATGGCGGACTCCAAGAAGACGGAAACCGAGATTCTGGTGGGCAAAATGAAAGTGCCTATTAAAGTTGAAGACGTTAAATTCACAAAACAAGCTTTGATTTCAAGTCCTAAGTTCTCAGTTATTGAACGGGATATTTTGAAATTAGCTTTAGATGATGACAAGGAATACACAATTGCTGAAGTTCAAAAGGCAGTTGAAAAATTTAAGGAGGGATATTAATGGCAGGTGGAACTTGGAAAGCACAGGACAAGCGTAGACCGGGCGCTTATATCAATGTCGTTGGTAATGGTCAAAGAGAAGTAACTTCTTCTCTAGGGAGAGTTTTGTTGGTTCGTGATAAAGGTTTAGGCTGGGGCAAGACTGGCGTTGTTGAAGTAGATGCTAATGCTGATTTTACTAAGAAACTTGGTACTACTTTAGATGATCCAGCATTGACGGCACTTAAAGAAACTTTAAAAGGGGCTTCTAAAGTATTAGTTCTTAATCCGAATGAGGGAACGGCAGCAACTTTAACCAAGGAAGGTTTACCTTGGACTATTACAGCTAACTATCCGGGTGAAAAAGGTAATCAAATTACCGTTAGTGTTGAGGTTAGTCCAGCAGATCCAAATACAGCTACTGTTTCGACTATCTTTGGCACTAAGTTAGTTGATGAACAAGTTGTGAAGTTTGATGCCTTAGATGAATTTAAAGGCAATGACTATATCACTGCAAAAGAAGTAGCAGATGGCAGTTCAAAACCTGCTGCCTTTACTAATGTTTCTGGTGCTTTAACTGGTGGAGCAACTACTGAATCTAAGCAAGTCGAAACATTATTAAGTGACGCTTTAGAAAATGAAGAATACGCTGTTGTCACTACTGCTGGTTTTGAACCATCAAGCAACATGAATAAATTGGTTATTGAAGCAGTAAAACGTCTACGTGAAAACGAAGGACGTAAAGTTAGAGGAGTAATCCCTACTGATGCAAGTACTGTCTACAACTATGAAGGTATTTCAACTGTTGTTAATGGCTACACTCTGGGCGATGGAACTAATGTTGATGTTAAAGATGCCACAGGTTTCTTTGCTGGTATTTCAGCATCAGCAGATGCAGCAACTTCTTTAACTTATTTTGATGTTGAAGATGCTATCTCTGCATATCCTAAGCTTGATAACGAAAAGACGATCAAGGCATTAGATGCTGGTCAAATTGTATTTACCACAAGACCAGGGCAAAGAGTGGTTATTGAACAAGATATTAACTCATTACATAAATTCACTGCTGAAAAGCCAATGGCTTTCTCAAAGAACCGTGTAATAAGAACACTTGATGAAATTGCTACTGATACTGAAAACACTTTTGAAAGAGTCTATTTAGGTAAGGTTGGTAACAATGCGAATGGTCGAGACTTGTTCAAGGCTGATAGAATTGCTTACTTAACTGGCTTGCAAAACAGAAATATTATTCAAGCGTTCGCTAATACTGATATCACGGTAGAAGCAGGTAATGATGTTGATTCTATTGTTGTTAACTTAGCAGTTACTCCAGTTGATGCAATGGAAAAACTTTACATGACTATGGTAGTTAGATAGGAGGAACATAGATGGCAATTACAGATGATTTCTTAAACGGTCGAGATACTATTTCAACCAAAGATGCTACTTTATCTATTAAGATTAATGGCAATATCTACAAGATGATTGAATGCAATAAGTTTACAGCTAAACTTGAAAAGAATAAGGAAGACGTCCAAACCTTGGGTTCTCACTGGAAGAGAAAGAAAACTACTTCTGTTGAAGGGACAGGAACTTTAGGCGGTTACTTAATTAATGCTAACTGGCTTAAATATGGTATTCCTTATACTCAAAACGGTGGAGATTTGTATTTTGATGCAACTTTAACCATTCATGACCCAACTTCAAGAGCTGATAAACAAGTGGTTCATCTTTCTAATGTTAATTTAGACGATATTCCAATTGCAGATTTTGAAGCTGATGATGGCGTAATGGAATGGGAAAGTGACTTTACTTTCGAAGGTGTTAACTTAGTAGAAGGTTAGTAGGAGAATTTAAATGGCTGAAAGTGTTGAAGATTTTTTATTTGAAAATGTTGGTAGTCCAGTAGAAGAAAAAGAAGTTAAGTTAGAGAGATTTAAATCTCCTTTTAAGATTAAGTCGTTGACCGCTGATGAAGTGTCAGATCTTCGAAAGCAAGCAACTAAGCGAGTTCTTAACCGTAAAACTCATAAATATGAACAAGAAACTGACGAAAACCAATTTCAAGATTTAGTTGTGGCAGAAGCTGTTGTTTCTCCTAACTTAAACAATGAAAAACTCCAAACTTCATGGGGCTGTATTGCTAAGCCAGAAGAAGTTTTAAAGAAAATGCTTAAAGTTGGTGAATACACTGAGCTATCACAGGCAATTATGGACTTATCAGGTCTTAACGATGATGACAGTTCAGAAGACTTGGTTGAAGAAGCAAAAAACTAATAAATGAGTCTGTTGGCGATTTTAACATTTACCATTATGTTCTTAATTAGTATCATTGGACGCCTAAACAATGGGCGGAGATGTCAAGACGTGAGCAGGCTTTAGTCGTTGCTTCAATTGAAGTACGGCAAAAATATGAAAAAGAAGAAGAGCGTAAAGCTAAAAGAAAAGCTAGGTCTAAGCATATTTAGGCTTAGCTTTTTCTTTGTATCAAAAATAGAGAGGAGGTAGTAAATGAGTACAATTAGTACCACCGTGAAAATTAATGATGCTTTTAGTAGTCCATTAGATAGATTATCTAGTGGTTTACAAAAAGCTCAAAGTGGTATGAGTAAACTAAAACAAGCTATTTCTGGTGGATCTAGTGGCGGTGGTAGCATGTTCAAGTCCATGGTTGGCGGTACTGTTGTTGGTGGTGCAATTAACAAGGGAATGGAGCTAGCTGGGACTGGTATTAGGTCAATGTATGGTGAACTTGATGAAGCAAGTAAAGCTTGGCAAACATTTGAAGGAAACATGCATCAGTTAGGAAAAAGTCCTGCTGAAATTGCCACTGCTAAGAAGTCAATGCAACAATTTGCCCAACAGACAATCTATGGTGCATCAGATATGGCAAGTACTTACTCACAATTGGCTGCTGTTGGTACAAAAAACGTGGATCAATTAGTTAGAGGTTTTGGTGGTTTAGCTGCTGCTTCTTCTAATCCACAACAAGCTATGAAGACCTTGTCAGAGCAGGCAACTCAAATGGCTGCCAAGCCAATGGTGCAATGGCAAGACTTTAAACTTATGCTAGAACAAACTCCAGCAGGTATTTCTGCCGTTGCCAAGACAATGGGTGTAAGTACCCAGCAATTAATTAAGAACGTCCAAGATGGAAAGGTTAAAACCGAGGACTTCTTGAACGCAATAGCTAAAACAGGAACGAACGCCAACTTTACCAAAATGGCTACCCAATTCAAAACGGTTGGGCAAGCTATTGATGGTTTAAAGGAAACAATGGCTAACAAATTGCAAGGTGCATTTGATCGCTTAGGTAAAGTTGGCATCAAATTTGTTTCTGATTTAACAGATCAACTTTCCAATGTTAATTTTGATGGATTTGTTGATGGATTGTTTAAAGCTTTTGAAAGTTTAGAGCCTATTTTTGATAATTTAAAAAAAGGTTTTGAAGACTTTAAAAAAGGTTTCTCTGATTCTGGCGCTTTGAACTCACTAAAGGATACCTTTGAAAGTATTACAAAAGCTGTTGATAAATTAGTAAAAACGATGAGTAAGTCCAATGGTGGTGATAGCCTATTTAAACAGTTAGGTAAACTAGCTGGTGGTGCATTAGGTGGTGCTGCAAAAGCTATTTCTGGATTTGCAGAAGCATTAGGAAAATTAGACCCAGGTACAATTCAAATGTTAGCCCAAGCTTTTATCATCTTAAAAGGTGGATTGAAGGGACTATTCTTTGAAGCTGTAGTTTGGGGTTTAAAAGAACTTAATAAACTTGATCCCGGCACAATTAAAAATATTGCAGAAGCTATAACGGCTTTAGCAGTGGCATTCACAATGTTGAAAGCCATGGGGAAAATTGGAGGCTGGATGAAAGAGGTATCAGGCTTCTTTAAAGGCCTAAAAGGGGCTAAAAAGATTAAAGCTCCTGAAATTGAGTCACCAAAAATGACTAAACCAGGTAAGATCTTAAGTAATGCTGGAGCATATATGAAACTGGGCGCAGCATTTGCCCTAGTTGGTGCTGGTGCATTAATGGTCGGCGCTGGATTTAAGTTGCTAGCTGATGCAGCTACTCAGATATCTAGTGCAGGTGGCGGTGCTATAGCAACATTCTTTGGAATGATTGCCGCTATTGCTGCATTAGTAGTCTTAGTTAGGTTCTTAGGCCCTGCATTGATTGGTGGAGCAATTGGTTTTGCTATTTTTGCGGCTGCGTTGCTCTTAATTGCTGTTGCTGTTTTAGTTGCTAGTGCTGGTATTGCTCTTTTAGCTACTCAACTCCCTACTATTTCAGAATATGGGACTAGTGCAGCAGTTGGTTTACTTGCTTTAGCTGGTGCGATTGCTGTATTTGGCTTAGCCGCAATAGTTGGAGCTGTTGGAGTACTTCTTTTAGGAGT